TTTTAGGTCACAGGTCCACATCTGGCAAAAAGGCACAATTAGGAACAATAGTCCATAAGGTTATGGAATGTTTAGCGGTATGTAAGAAACGGTTGCAGGGAAGACAAACAAAAACCATGAAAGTCACCGACGACGCTATTGGTGAGATTAAATTTACCCCGAAAAATTTATACACAAAAACATTTGTGGCTAAGTTGCTCAAGCGTAGTTACGAACACTACACCGAGAATTGTGTCCATGACTACACTAATGCTGATTATAAGTTTTGTGAAAAATCGGTAGATCAAGCATTGACATATAACGATGGTCAATTTGATCCACGAGAAAGAAAGATTGTCGAGGCTGAGCCACAGTTTGATATTCTGATAGAAGAAGATTGGGCTAAGTTTGACTACAAAATGCCTAACGGGGAATCTGTTACTGGTCAATTAGCTATTAAAGGCACAATAGATTTAGTCACAGAAGTAGAAGATGGTGTGATAGAAGTCATTGACTGGAAGACAGGCCGAAGATTAAACTGGGCTACAGGTGAAGAAAAAACTTATGAGAAACTGATTGAAGATCCTCAGTTGTTGTTGTATAATTATGCGATATCAAAACTATTTCCTGAATACGATCAGTCGATTATGTCGATCTTCTATATACGGGACGGTGGTCCATTTAGTATGTGCTATGATGAGGACGATCAGGCTAAGTTTTTAAAGATGTTAGAGAAGAGATTCAAACAGATTAAAAGAAATGATTATCCACAACCAATATCACATACGAGGAGGCATTTTAAGTGTACAAAGCTATGTCACTTTTACAAAAATAAATGGCCCGGCACTAATCAAACTATGTGTCACCATGTGGAAGACCACTTGAAAGCTTTTGGTGAACAGGAGACAATGGAACGCTGTACGGCTGAAGGTCACGAAATTGGTTTTTATGAGGCACCGGGATAAAACTATGAATGAAACTATTAGTCAGTTAGGTCAAGATGAATGGATTTTAGAACAAACTAAAAATAAGAAAGATGGCTACTTCGTTGAGATAGGGGCCAATGATGGAAAATATATATCCAACACATACATACTTGAGAAAGAATATGGGTGGTCAGGCATATGTGCTGAATGTAATCCTGATGTAATCACGGACTTGATAGATAATAGAAATTGTGCTATTGAAACAAGAGCCGTAATGCACAAGAATGATATCAAGGTTCCTTTTTATTCTCACAAAGAAGATAAAACACTTTCTGGCGTGGCTCCTTTAGGTTATTTTGAAAATAATGAAACCGGAGAAAGAAAAACCGCACAATATGCTATAAAAACTATAGACATAAATACAATGTTAGAAGAGCACAACGCTCCAACAGACATAGACTATATTAGTATTGATACTGAAGGTACTGAAATGTTTATAGTCAGTGTGTTTGATTTTAGAAAATATAATGTTAAATACTGGACAGTGGAAGTTAACCATGATCCAGAAGCTACAAAATACCTGATGCGTTTATTTTATTATCATGGATATGAGTCAGAAGTCCGAGACTGGGACTTATTTGTCTGGAAACAAGAGGAAGCACAATGATTGAAGTAACAATTACAGAAGAGATGAAACAAAGAGCATGGCGTAAGTCTCGTGCTATGGGTGAGCTTAATCATTCCATCACCAAGGGTGATGGCAACATCGCTGGTTTTTTAGGTGAGGAAGCTGCTAATCAAGTTATTGGTGGTGAAATATCAAATACATATGACTACGATATCGTCAAGGAAAATATTAAGTATGATGTAAAAACCAAAAGATGTACCAGTCAACCAAGACCATATTACGAATGCTCTGTTGCTGCGTATAATCAAAAACAAGCATGTGATTACTATGTGTTTGTTAGAATTGAAAACATTAAAGGTAAATGGGGCAGAGCTTGGGTGCTAGGGTCTTATCCTAAATCCCGATATTTCACTGATGCCAAATTTTTGAAAAAGGGCCAGAAAGATGGCAATAATGGATTCAAGGTAAAAGCTGATTGCTATAATATCAGTATCAAGAATCTAAATAAAGTAGAGGATTCCCGATGCCAGCAGAATTAATTGATCTCAATAAAGAATTTGAACTTGGTAATCAGTTCACGCTATATGTGTGTGAGGCATTGGCTAACATACTTGATAATAGTTTTCGTATTATTGTTAAATATCAAGGACAAGATTTACCGGAATACGACGATGATAAAAAGAATATAGTTATATGTACTTCAAGAGAGTGTCATAGTGTTCCGAAAGAATTTTATAGAGACGATGTTTTAATGGTATTCCAGCATTATTTTATGTTGGATAAGTGGGGCCATCCAATTCTAAATCCTATGGTAACCCCTTTACCGCTGGGGACATTTCTGGATATTGATATAAATGAACAAGAGATTATACCTATACCCGAAAGAGAATATGACTTCTGCTTTATGGGTCAAATTCCACACACTGGTAAACGTGATTCGTTTCATAGAAATTTAAACAAAATATTAGACAAATATAAAGATAAGTATAAAATTTTTACTAAATTCACCGATGGGTTTGCAGAAGGGTTGACAGAGCAGGAATATTTAAGTGTTTTAGGCAACTCTAAGTTAAGTCTATGTCCACAAGGGGCTATTAGTGATGAAACTTTTAGATTTTTTGAATCAATTCTAATGGGAGCGGTTCCAGTGGTTGAGCACTTACCTAAGTTATGGTATTATGAATGTGCCCCACATATGAAGACCCGTTCGTGGAATGAGCTTGAACAGAGTATCGCTCAATCCTTAAACTTTATGCAAACTCCTGATTTCAGGACTTTGTTATATAATATTGCTGATTATGTAAGTAATTTCTTAAATCCTCAACAATTAGCTATACATTTGAAAAAAATCCTTGAACATAGGGTAGTAACTAAAGACCATTACCAGTCAGATCTTATAAATTTACGAAAGATACTTAAAGATGAAGAAATGGAATCCACTCAACTGTAAAACTCATTTTAGCTTGCTTAAGGGGTTCTCTCGATGTAATAGCTTAGCCGCTAAGTGTAAAGAGTATGGTTATGCCGCATGTGGTATAGCTGATATTGGCACTATCTCTGGAGCAGCGGACTTTCACAAGAGCTGTAAGAAGGAGGGTGTCAAACCAATCCTCGGTTGCGACTTTGAAGATTTCATTCTTTATGCTAAAAACAAAGATGGTTGGTTTGATTTAATTAAATATGTTTCATCCCAAGATGTTGATACTCTAAAGCTGGTCGCTGAACATGGAAATGTTATTTGCGTTTCCGATAATGCTAACGGACTACAAAAATTATTTAAGAATAATTACATTAACTGGTCGTGTCGCGATCATGAAGTATTTTATGTAGACAAAGAAGATGCCGAGTGTCATAGGGTTATGCTATGCTCTGGCATGAAAACCAATCTTAAAAAGGTCGCCAAAAAAATTAAAGACAAGGAAGAGCTTGACAATGAGAAGTTCTTTCTCAAAGATAATTGGTATCTACCTACTTCAGCAGAGTCTATAGAATTTAATGACAGTGAAATTATAAATAAGATTATTGATATGTGTGAAGATTATGAACTAAATGAAAAGCCTATGCTACCACACTACGATTGTCCACAGGGTTTGAGCGAAGATGAGTATCTTAAAGATCTATGTAGGCATGGTTGGCGTAATAAGTTGATTAACAGTGGTAAAATTGATGACCAAGAAGCTAAAGACATTTATACCGATAGAATCAAACAAGAGATGGCGGTCATATTTAAAGCAGAGCTTTCGGGGTATTTTTTAATTGTGAGAGACATTGTGACATATGTAAAGGATCAGGGATGGATTGCTGGTCCCGGACGAGGCTCTGCTGCGGGATGCTTGGTTTCATACTTGCTTAATATTACTGAAGTTGATCCAATTGAGTATGATTTAATCTTTGAAAGATTCTATAATGAAGGTAGAAACACAGAAGATCATATTTCGTTACCAGATATTGATGTTGATGTTCCAGCAGAACATAGAGATGATGTTATTGCATACATTAAAGAAAAATATGGTCAGGAAAATGTAGCACAGATGATTACATTCGGTAGACTGCAAGGTCGTTCGGCAGTCAAGGAAGTGCTCCGTATTAACGATGCTGTATCCTTTTCTGAGATGAATGATATTACTGATGCTATTCCAGACGAGGCACAAATCTCTGACCAATTGGAAATGATGGACGATCCCTCAATTATTAAATGGGCTTTAATAAACGAAGCTGATTCTCTTAGAGAATGGTGCTACATGGATGAAGAAGAAAATGTAAACGGACCTCTTGCGGATTTGTTCAAACAAGCGATTAAGATTGAAGGCACAAATAAATCACAAGGCAAACATGCTGCTGGAGTTATTATTTCTAAACATAAGTTACAGGACATCTGTCCTATGGTTCTAGACAAATCAGGCAAACCAATTGCCGCATTCGAAATGAATGATTTAGAAAGTCAAGGGCATGTAAAGTTTGATATTTTAGGTATTGACCTTTTAAGTAAAATTATGGACATTATTGCAAGTGAGGATTAGTTATGTACGATACTGATAAACAAGATATTAAATCTGTCATCTTTTCTGGATGTTCAGTAGAAAAGGCGGGAGTGTCTATTTGCAATCTTACAAATCATATTGCATTTAGACTAGGTAGTAAAAATGGTTCTTATCAGGTGTGGTCAGACAGACATAGGGTATATGATC